CAAATTCACAGCAAGCAAAAGTGCCAACAACGCCTTTTTGAATCTGAGCGCCATCAATGCGCTGGAACGGGAAAAACTCACCGCCAACGTTATCAAATACCTCAATTGTATTTCGATTAAGAGCATAGACTTCGTTTCGCAGTTTAATGAGAGCAACAATCAGATCTGGATCGACCTCCGACGAGCCATACTTAAGCGGGTCAACTTGCAGCGGATTACTCAGTTCTGTAATAACAAGACTTGTTCCGTCAGTGGTCATGAAATAACCATCGATCCAGCACACATCAATCACCACACCAAGATCTGGATCTGTAACTTGTGTCAGCACTCCGTTCCAATAGTAAAGTTTGCCACCAGAAGCAATTGCTAGTCGATCAAAGCTGTAGTCAAACGTCACTAACGTATTTGTTGGTCCACCAACGTCGCCAAGAATCGTGACGGTTCCATTAGACGCGACAGTAACCAACTTGGTTCCCATGACGCGATAACAGATGCCGTTCCAGTTAATGCCACCGCGATCAATACCTGGTCCTATTCCATTTGCCACGATGCCATCGGCTGGCCGCAAATACTCCAAGCTGATTCCAGAGCCTTTCGGCGTTGGAACTAAATTCACCGGATAGGCCGTGCGAATGTCTGGCCCATTATCCGTATAAATGCCTGAAAGAATCGGAATTTGCATTTACCATTTTTCCTTAGCCGCCCAGTACGCTGCGGATAGCTTACCCTTAGCAATATTCTTTGCGTGCCGCGCCATAAATGATTTTCTTCTTGCAGCGTCAACCTGTGATTCGCCCTCCCGCTTAGGCGAGCCTGTTACGCCTTGCTGACCAAAGCGAATCGTCTTGATCTCATCGCCAACTTTAGCCACCACCACATGGCTTTTTGTAGGATGGCTTGGCGTTTTCTTCGGCTTGTTGTAGCCAGAAACTCCGACTCTAGCAAGCCTCGGATCTTTCATGGCTTCTACAAACCTTGGCCTGGCGTAATGTATACATCAGCCGGACTGGATGCAAAGCCAGTGAAAAACGCATTATTACTCAGACGCAAAATCTCTACGGCCCCAGGAACAAGCACGATTGTATTCTGTGCTGTTCCAGCGACGATTACCGCTGCGCGAGCTGTTGCTTGCGTTGCTGTTGCGCCAACGCCTAAAAATACCGTGTACTGCGAATTATTGACGATGCGATATTGCCCATAACCCTGCGTTATCTCGTTAACAATAACTTGCAAAGGCGTTGGCGGCGCTGCGTTCGCAACGAAATAAGCAGTTGGCCCTAGCGGCTGAAATGCAAATTGTGAGGCTGCGTTACTCATTTTTATCCCTAAACGATGATTTTACTTTTTAAGTAGAACTTGTCTGCGACTGGAGCTTGCACGCCAAGCGGAGGCGCGACAGCAGCAGCAATGACTACGGTCTCGCCTTGCGGGTTGAATGCGATTTGACTATTGGTCGCCATGCCAGACTCCTTGCGCAGCAGTTGCAGATTTGTAAGCCTCAACAACGTCTGGAGTGTGAAGAGCTGCGCAAATTGCTTTCACACGCGCGTCTTCGTTTCGATAGTCTTCTCCAGGGCAGATTGAATTGCGATGAAATGTCGCTCCAATTTGCTTGCCGTCTTCCATAATGGCGGTCTTGGTGCGAACCTGCACCACGCCGTTCTCGACAACTTCAATTCTGTCAACAAAGACAATTTTTTCGATGCTCATTTACTTTCTCCTGTTTCCAGTCTTCTCTCTTGAGAGACATTAGGTTTCCGGTCATCGGGCCGGAACGTTTACTGAATCAAATGCACTCTGAAAACTTCTGTTCCAGCGTACAAAGTTGAGTCACCAGATCGTATTGTTACATTTGGTGGCAATACGCTGGTGTAAATTCCATGATCTTTCAAGAAAATTGCAGCGTCATCATTTGCTGCTGTGACCATGACATAAGCGTTTGATGCGACATTCAATGTCGTGTTTGGAACAACGTAGGCATCTGTTCCACCTGCTACAGTCACATCAGCAACAATATCTGTACCGTTGTAGGTGTTGCCCTCTCCGCGTGTGCTGGCGCTGACAGACCCAATGCCAACCGATACAGTACCTTCAACGCGGTTATACCGATACTGATTGTTCGCGGCGTTGAACTCAATCAAGCCTTGTGCCGAGACAAAAATTTGATTGTTGCAGACCATAGAATTTTCCATGTAGTCTGTAACAATCCCGATCCGCGTGTTGCTGATCGAATTGTTGGAAATCATCACCTCTTGGTTCAATTGACCAACGATTCGTATAGAACCAGTGGACAACGAAACTTGCTGCGCCACCCACGTAATGGTTCCGTCAACCACCGTAAGTCCAGAAGACGTAGGCCATGTCGGTTCCGTTGCACCTGATGTTCCGGCGTTCGTTGCAATGTAGTAGAAACCATTGGGACTTGTCGGCTTAACCACTGCCAAAGCATACGCCGTGTTGGCTTGCCACACGGGGATGTTGACCACAGGATCGGCGGGAGCGAACCCGTTGACGATGTTGTTGCTGACGACGAACTGCTTGCTAGTGCCGACATCGGCGCTGATGTAGATGCCATCAGTGATGTAGACGCCAGGAAGATTTCCACAAATGCAGATGTTGTTGCAGACCGTGGTTGCGTCAAATGCGCTGGTGCCGCTAAAGATGGCAATCGCACCTTGGCCACAATTCAAAAAGGTGTTGCCTGAGATGTCATTACCACCGCCAAAGCGTGCCGCAGCGCCGCCACCGTAATTGCTGAAGTTGTTGGTGATCTTGTTGTACGCGCCATCGCAGCGGTACACCACGCCAACAGTGCCTGTTTGATTGGTGCCGGGAATCGTCGAAGAGTTGCCGATGACGGTGTTGCCGTTGACGATGTTGTAGCTACCGTTCAGGTAAACCAGCTTTTCGTACGGCTTGTGCGCGACGTTTCCTTCAAAAATCGACTGGTTCCCGTTGCTGGTGAAAATGCACTGCACATACATGCCGCCAGTCGCGCTCGGGAAAAACTGGTTGTTGCTGACAATGTTTCGGTTGCCGTTGGAAATACGGATGCCGAAATAAGCGGTATCCGTGTATGTCGTGGGGCCACCAGTAAAGTTGTTTTCGGTGATCTTGCTGTTGTCCGACCCCACCAAATGAACGCCGACTTTGAACGGTGTGTCCACCGTCAAGCCGGTCATGGTGAAGTAGTCGCCCGTGACGCGGATCAGACTGGGCACCGTTGAATCGTTGCCGGTATTGACGGAATTGGTAGTGCCGTCGCCTTTCAAGATTCCCGTGCCAGTCAATGTCACATAGTTGGCAGTGATGTAGAAAATCGTCGGCGGGTTGGCTTGAATTGCCTGAAAACTCGGGCGCAGAGTGCCTTCAAGCCAGATCGTCATGCGCTTATTGATCTCGATGGCGGCTGAAAGGCCACCACTGGTGTCAATCACATACGTTGAGGCATCCGTTGGGATGAAAAGCGTCCCACCGACAGGCGTAGCAGTTACTGCCGCTTGGAACGCGGTCAGGTTGGCGGCAGCAGAAGCAGACGATGACGCGCCAAAATCGCGGACGTTGACCGCCGCGTCTTGGATCATTGAGTAGGTGACTTTGGTCAGCGCCATGACTTATCCTTTAGACAGAGTACACCATGCTGAATTGCATGTTGCCGCTATTTGTCCATTGGGTCGCTTGCATGGCCGTTGTTCCAGTCGTTGCAGTCCAAACATATAATGCTATGTAAGTTGACCCGCCGTTTGCAAAACCTGTTACAACTTGATTTGCCGTGATAGCAAAACCACCTGCGTATCCAACACAAAGACCATTGTTTTGTCCAACAGCAGAGTTGGCCGTAAACGGTAATCCAGTAATACGAATCGCGCCAGAAACTGATCCTAAACTTGTTGTTGCTACGTTTCCGCTAATAAACACAACACGCCCAATTTTTGTATACCAACCGGCGTTAGAACCGGCAGAACCCATTGTTGCGTTGTTAGTGCCATCTGAAATAGTCGGCGTCCAAGTCCCCTCCTCATAATCGGCCAACAACTCGCTCGTGCCTGTGCCAGATGTAGCAGAAAAATCAATCCCGTTTCCATTCGCCACGACCAGGTTGCCAGTGGTCAACACCGCATTTCCCGTACCTTTAGGGGTCAGCGTAATCCCGATGTTTGTGTCGGACCCAGTAGCCGAGATCACTGGATTTGCGCCTGTCGCAGCGTTCGCCACCGTCAGCTCGTTGACTGCTAATGCTGTTGTTGTAATCGTGATAACTTCGTTGTTATTGTTGTCGTTGATTCCCGTAGTCTGAATGGTGCGACCTTTGGTGAGGTTTGCAACCGTGACCTTCTTGGCTCCGCTTTGGTCAATAGGAACCGTCTCTGAACCCGAAAGCGGCACAGTTGCATTGGCCAAACTAGATATTTGGCTGATTAGCGTAGAAATAGCTTTTAACATAATTACACCACAAACTCGATGATTGCGTTTAACGGAGGAGCTTGCGTAAACGTTACATTGCCACTTGAAACAGAATAAGTATTCTGGTTTTGATATACACCGTTAATGTAAATTGCAGACGGAACAAATGTCACTGCAAACACAGTTTGTGACCCAGTACCCGTTGCGCTTGAAATAATCGACCCGCCGCCACCAGAGTATAAGTTATCTTGCAATGATGTATAAACAACGGTTCCATCTTTATTTTTAACCTGAATACTATAATTAACTGCAACATATAACCTGACTGGTGTTCCAGCAGAAACTGGATATCCAGCTAGTGTCCTAATTGGCAATGTTGCTGAAATTGTCTGTGCCGCATCTAAATAAACATTGATTGGATTACCAATGGGTTGCAGCCCCGCAACGCCAATCCATATATATCCATCTTCCAGCGGCTGACCATCAATATCAGCAAATGCTGGATATGGAGGCTGAACTGATACGGTTCCCATTATTTTATCCTTACGCTATGCGATACCAAGAATTAGTTGGCTGATAGAAACGAATGCGAAACTGATCGCCAGCAGCCAATGCGCTTAATCCATTTCCATAAACCGCCGTCGCTCCGTTAAGACCAAGCGTAAACGCTACGATCTGCTGAGTTGTTGTCACCAAAACCTCTGTCCCATCTGGCGTTGCCGTATTGAGCGGAAGTGTCACCGTTCCGGTTGCCAATCCAGATGCCGGTTGCAATAAAATCCACTGCTGCTGCGAAACGGGCGTTGGCACAGCGATATTAAAGCCCGTGCCTGGTGTGTATAAGTTTGTTGCAAGCGTTGGAGCTGCAAAAGTCTGCTGGAAATACTGCAACAGCGCCGATACCGGAAGCCTGCGTGAGTCGCCATTATTTGGCGTGAACAGCACAAACTGATCGCCAGCAGAGACCTGAGATAAGAGCGGAAGCTGATTGATATATGGCATAACGGCCTCAGTAGTATCGATTTGTCATGATCGGCAATAATGGCCCTTCTGGGCCTGTCAGAACCGGATCAACAGGCGGCGCAACAAACGGATCATCAACTCGCCAGGGTTTATTACCGGCTCCAGCAGGCATAGTCGCAGGAAGTTGTTTCTCCAGCGGATAAGCAGCTCTTTGTAGTAATACATCAAACGCAGCCTTTGCCGCCGCCTTTGTTTCTGCAGCTACAGTTTTCCCAAATGCAGGGCCAATCCTTATACCTAAATTAGTATAAATTGCCTCATTCGCTGAATCAGGCACAAATGTCTCTTCATCTAGATCAGAGTTCTGCGGATAGTTCGGCAGCGGATAGCCGAGCCTGATGCCCATCCCGTTCCATGTCGCCATCATCGAATCGAGACGGCGCAGCGCGGATTGCAATTGCTCTGGCGTTAGATCAAAGACGTATGAGGCAAGACCAATTTCCTCAAACGCTTGAACAACAAACTGTCGCTTAGTCCACGCCATGCCCCAGCTCCTCGCTAATCATTTGCAGCAACCTCTTATCAGATGTTCTGCCATCGAACTTGATTTTAAGCGAGTTTGCTTTTTCCTCAAGTTCTTGACGAGTCGGTGGTGCATTGTCTGCTGGAATCTTGTGCGGATTGAGTGCTTCAGCCTTTGTAAGAAACCATCCATTTGCCAGTGCCTGATCGAGTTCGGCCTCGTCATAAACGGACTTCAGCCCCCACGATTTTGCGTTCTTGTGCTCGATATACTCGCCAGGCGACTTAAAAACGTGCATCGGAAAGATCATGTGTATCTCGCTACTTTCTTTGCAATCTTAGCAGGCTGCTTCACTGTTTTGCCTACGCCGCCACCCGCTCGCTTGGCTCTGCTGGTCGCCGCATATTCTGCTGGACTTAGTGCTTGAATTGCTTTGGCTGGCAGGTAACGCTCGCCGGTTTCTTTGCTTGGCTTGCCAGACTTGGTGCGCCAATCCTGTTTTGTCCACTGCGATAAAGCGTTGGAAGGCGATTTCTCGCCTTTGTACCCACCGCCTTTTTCTTTGTAAATTTTTACCGCTAACTGCATTGCCCTAGCTGAGTGACCGCCCAGCTTTGAGACGGCTTGTTTTTTAGCAGCCTCCCAAAGTCTGGGCTTGGTCTTTACAGCCTCGCTCATTACATCTTTTTCTTGGCCGGAGCCTTGGAAGGCTTTCCGGCTTTCATGGCAGACTCACGAGCTGAAGACAGCGCCATTGCTACAGCCTGCTTTTGTGGCTTGCCGCGCTTCATTTCCATCGAAATATTCTTCCCGATGGTCTTTTCACTGTAGCCTTTTTTCATGGGCATGGTTTACATCCTGTAAGTAAAGAATGTCGCCGCAGCGGTTTTGATAGTCACAAATGAACCCGATGTGGTTGCAGCAACTCCACCAGCACCAACAAGCGTATTGCCAGATGCCGAGCTTACAGTCGCAGCGTTAGTTGCACCTGTATTCACGACGCTCCACCGGATGGCATCACCAACGTTGAGCTGAAGCGCTGCGTCAAGGGTTGCGCCCGTGGGCAGAACCAAAGAAACAGCGGCAGCAGTTGTTGTGGTGATAACGCCGTCCAGAATCGCTCCGATCATTGCAGCATCGGTAGCCGCACCCGTAGTGTTAAGCGCTACAGCAGCCGTGCTAGCACGAACGCCTGTCAACTCAGGAATCGTTGGATCGGTTCCTGCGTTATAAAGCAATACCGTAGCGCCTGCGCTGAACTGGATGGTTGCGCCTGAAGCAAACGGACCGTAAACGGTGATCGTATTGCCAGAAGGCGTGCCGAGCAGATCCTGCTGATACGGAAAGTTAGGAAAGCCAACAAGCTGGAAAACCTGGGCTTCAGCGATGGTGGCAACCGCAATGCTCTGACCAGCGGTCAGCGTTACGGTTGCGTCACCAAACGGATAAACAATGCTAGACATTTTTTAATCCTTTCCAATTATGTCTGATTGAACAGGATGATCCCGCTCATTTCAGGCTGCTTGTTGACCACCCCGAACAGCGTATCAAGACGGAACTTGATTTTCATGGTGTTGATGTCGTAAAACTTCTGCATGACCAACTCAATGCCCTGGTCGGTCGTGCCACGCATTACCGCAGTGCCAGCATCCGAAGGAACCGCAAAACGGCCAGGGAGAATTTCAAGAGCGTCTTTCTGCCAGAATGGGTTGATTGCCGATGCAGCGACGTTAAGGTAGTTGATGTTTGCAGCAGCAGAAGGCGTTACTTGTACGTTCTGATACTGCGCCGAAGCATCGCTACCATCAAGGCCAGAAATGATCGGCGGCGAAATCACCAGAGATGTTGCGCTGGGAACCGAAATCACACGGAAGGTCTTGAGACGACCCGTTGACTGCTTGGTGATGTGATGCACAGCATTAACGCCGTTGATCGTAAAGCAATCACCAGCAACCACGCCCGTCGTGTTGCTGACGGTCACAGTTTGGAAGCGGTTATCGACGTTTGAAACCTCGCCGGTTGCAGCAACCGAAGTGGCCTGTGGAACGTAATTATTGCCGCCAGCAAGCGTCGTGTTGATCGTGTCACCAGATCCAGCAGCCGCTGCAATACGGTTTGCATAATCGAGCTTGTAAGTCTCGAAATTTGCAACCATACCGACAAAGGCTCTCTCATAAGCAATATTGCTCTTATTGCCTGCAAAGGAGCGTTGTGCGATACCAACAGCAGAAGCAGTCGCCCCCTGGAGGTTCGATGCCATGTTGTTGTAGTCGCGGCTCGAAAGCGCAGCGTAGCGGTCAAACATCTGAACGCCTTGCTCGTTCATCAGCGCGTCGGCTTCTGCAAGATCATCGAAACCCGTTGCAGATCCGGTGCGGATCACAACAAGCGTACCTTGCGCAGCAGCAACATTCATGATCTGAATGTTGATGTCCGATGCAAGTTTCTGCTTTGCAGATTCGCCCAGGCGCTGCTCTTGCAGTGCGTCGCGCAGCTCAACAGCGCTCATAATCC